GGTTCCTACATCAAGTGTTGGAAAAACTGGAGATAAGTTTGGTATGTATGCATATGATAATACTTATTTCTATGCTTGTATTAAAGATCATGACCCTAGTAATCCAAGTGAAAATATTTGGAAAAGAAGTCCATGGTCAGGAGATACCTGGTAGTGTTAAACGGACAACCATATTATCACGGAGCAATCAGAAAAGCAATTGTTGCTTTTGGTAGACTATTTTCTGAAATTCGCATACAGCGCCAAAATAATACAGGTGCAGTAGAACAAACAATACATGTACCATTAGCATATGCTCCAAAAGAAAAATGGTTAGTTAGAGTAGACGGTGACCCGTCTTTAAATAATCATACTTATGTTTCATTACCAAGAATGAGTTTTGAAATTGTAAGTTATGCATATGATCCAACAAGAAAAACAAATAAACTGAACCGTATTACATGTGAGAATTTAAATGGATCTAATAAGAAATCTACATTTAGTCCTGCTCCATATAATATTGATATTAGTTTATATGTAATTACAAAAACACAAGAAGATGGTATGCAAATATTAGAACAAATATTGCCAATATTTACACCTGAATATACATTGGCAGTTAATGCATTACCGGCTTTAGATATTGTACAAGATGTTCCTGTGATTTTACAATCAGTACAAGTAAATGACGAATATGATGGTGATTTTCAGACAAGGCGATTTGTGACTCATACACTGAACTTTCAGTTAAAGACAAACGTTTATGGTTATGTTAATGAACAAGGTGTTATTACAACAATTAATGCTAATATTAACCAACCTAATCAAAAATATACAGCCACCCAGTCTTCGCCTGATGATCCACTCACAGAGAACTGGGAAGCTCAATTTTAATGGCACAAGTTTATTTAGGTAATCCTAATTTAAAAGCAGCCGGAGTTACGGTACCATTTACAGAAGATGATGTTATAGAACTTCGTAAATGCCGTAAAGATCCGATCTATTTTATTGAGAACTACTGTAAGATTATTACACTAGATTATGGTCTACAACCATTTAAATTATATGAGTGTCAACGTGAAAAGGTTAAAATAATACATGAAAATCGTAAAGTCATTCTTATGGAAGGTCGGCAGCAAGGTAAAACTACCACAAGTGCTGCGTACATTCTATGGTACACTATATTTCAAGATTCGAAAACGGTCGCCATACTGGCAAACAAAGCAACCGCCGCGAGGGAAGTACTTAACAGATACCAATTAATGTATGAGCATTTGCCAAAATGGATGCAACAGGGTGTTATTACATGGAATAAAGGTGATGTTGAATTAGAAAATAATAGTGTAGTCTTTACTGCCGCAACATCAAGTTCAGGTATTCGTGGTAAATCTGTTAACATGTTATATGTTGATGAGACCGCAATTATACCTAATAATGTTGCCGAAGACTTTTTTACTTCAGTGTATCCTACAATTTCTGCCGGTACAACAACAAAGATCTTATTATCTTCTACACCATTAGGATATAATCATTTTTGGAAGTTCTGGAATGATGCAGAACAGGGTAATAATGACTTTGTGCCATTGTTTATACCATATTGGAAGATTCCGGGCAGAGATGAAAAGTGGGCAGAAGAGCAAAAAAGACAGCTCGGTGAGTTAAAATTTAACCAAGAAGTATTATGTACATTCTTAGGATCTAGCTTAACATTAATACGAGCAGATGTTATTGCAAAGCTAAATCCTACAAATAATAAATATAGTAAAGATGGTTTAGATATATTTAATAAACCTGAAAAAGATCACAGATATGTTATTATTGCTGATACCGCAAAAGGTATTGGTGCTGATTATTCTGCGTTTAATATAATAGACATTACAGAAGTACCATATAAACAAGTAGGAAAATATAGAGATAATAAAATAAGTCCTTTACTCTATCCTAATGTAATACATAAATTAGCAACAGAATATAATGAAGCATACGTATTAATAGAAGTAAATTCAAGTGAACAAGTAGCATCAATACTCTACTCAGAACTTGAATACGAGAATATACTTTTTGTCAATAGAGGTTCTAATGGGCAAGTTGTTTCTGGCGGATTTGGCGGAGGCAAAGCACAATTAGGAGTTGTTACTGACAAAAAGGTTAAACGAATTGGGTGTACCAATTTGAAGTCAATGGTTGAAGAGAATAAGTTAATTATTCAGGATGTTGATACTATTGCAGAGTTATCAACCTTTATTGAAAAGCGGGGATCATTTGCTGCAGATGAAGGTTATCACGATGATTTAGTTATGACTTTAGTATTATTTAGTTGGTTGACTTCCAACCCATATTTTAAAGACTTAAATGATGTTAATATGAGACAATCGATGTATGAATCTCATATACAGCAAATAGAAGATGAGCTAACACCATTTGGTTTTTATGATGATGGTCAGGAAGATGATCGAGAACGTGTATTGGCGAATTTTTGAATATTATAAACATATAAATATACGATATAGAGGAAACTCTAATCATACATTAATTAAGGAGAAACATAATGGCGTTTCAATTATCTCCGGGAGTATTGGTAACAGAACAGGACTTAACTAATATAGTTCCTGCTGTTTCTACATCTGCTGGTGCTTTTGCTGGTGTATTTGTTTGGGGCCCAGTTGAAGAACCAGTAACAGTTACATCTGAGAATGTACTTGTAGAAAGATTTGGTGCACCAACTACTGGTAACAGTCAATCGTTCTTTACAGCCGCAAACTTCCTATCATACACAAATAACTTATTAGTATCACGAGTAGATACTAATTCACTTAATGCTGTTGCAGAACAATCAGGTTCTATTACAGCAATTACCGTAACTAATCCTGGTGATTCATATGTAACTGCTCCAACAGTTACTATTTCTGCACCAGACTTAGCTGGTGGTATACAGGCTACAGCGGTAGCAACTATTGATGAGCAAACTGGTGCAGTTACAGGCATTACAGTTACTAATGCTGGTTATGGTTATACAAGTGATGACCAAGGTGTTCCAGATACAGCTGAAGTAACTTTATCTGCTTCTTCAGGTACAACTGCTACAGCAACATTTACTTTAACAACTACTGGTTTTAAAATTAAAAACTTTGATGACTACAATAACTACTATGTAAATGGTGGTGGTGTTGTTGGACCATGGGCTGCTAAATATCCAGGTTCATTAGGTAACTCACTTAAAGTTTCTATGGCTGACTATACAACATTTAATAGTTGGACATATAAAGACGAATTTGATAGTCAACCACAAACATCTGAATATGCTGCTGGTAAAAATTGCCAAGGCGATGAAATGCATATTGTTGTTGTTGATGAAAAAGGTTTAATTACTGGCACTCCAGGAAACATCTTAGAAAAATTTGCATTTGTTTCTAAAGCGGCTGATGCAAAAGCTGCTGATGGTACAAACAGATACTATAAAACAGTTATGAATTCTAGTTCACGTTATATTTGGTGGATGGATCATACAACACAGGTAGCTGCTACAAGTACTGTAAACGGATCAACTATTTCTGATACATCATTATTACTTAATATTGGTTCTGAAGTAGAAGCTGGTAAAGGCTTTAAAGATTTAGCATCTGCACAAACAATTACTCTTTCAGGTGGTACTTTAAATATTGAAGCAACTGAAGGTCAAATTCAAACTGCATTTGCTCCATTTGCTAATACAGACTTATATGATATTTCATTAGTATTAGCTGGTAGAGCCCCACATGAAACCGCAGATTACCTAATTAGTAATATTGCTGAAGTGAGAAAAGACTGTGTAGTCTTCTTATCACCGATCAATATAACTTCAGGTGATATTATTATTGGTAATGGCTCTGATGCAATTAATCAACTTATTGCATATAGAAACGAATTACCATCATCTTCATACGCTGTTATGGATTCTGGTTATAAGTATCAATATGATAGATATAATGATACATACCGTTGGGTTCCATTAAATGGTGATGTTGCTGGTTTATGTGCTAGAACAGATTATACAAACGATGCATGGTGGTCACCAGGTGGTTTAAACCGCGGTCAAATTAAGAACGTAGTTAAACTTGCTGTTAACCCAGGCAAAACTGAAAGAGATAACATGTATAAAAGTGGTATCAACCCAGTGGTTACATTCCCTGGTGAAGGTACAGTTCTCTTTGGTGATAAAACATTGCTTGCTAAACCAAGTGCATTTGATAGAATTAACGTTCGTAGATTGTTCATCGTTCTTGAAAAAGCTATTGCAATTGCTGCTCGCTATCAGTTATTTGAATTTAACGATTCATTTACAAGAGCACAGTTCAAGAACTTAGTTGAACCATTCTTACGAGATGTACAAGGTCGAAGAGGTATTGTTGACTTCAGAGTTAAATGTGATGATACAAACAATACTGGTGAAGTTATCGATCGTAACGAGTTTGTTGCCGATATCTTTATTAAACCTAATCGCTCAATCAACTTCATCTCACTCAACTTCATTGCTGCAAGAAGTGAAGTAAGTTTTGAAGAAATTGGTGCGTAACATATAAATAATAAAGAATAATAAAGGAAATCAAAAATGGCAAATTTAAGTGATTTTAAAGCTCAGATGATTGGTGGAGGCGCTCGCGCCAACCAGTTCCGAGTGGATCTGTCCTTTCCTAACTTTGTTACTGCCGGCACTTTGGTTGGAATTAATGCGCAATTCATGTGTAAAGCTGCGCAATTACCGCAATCAACTATAGATAATACACCTGTATTCTATAGAGGCCGTCAAGTTAACTTTGCTGGCGAAAGAACATTTGCACCATGGACTGTGTCTGTATACAATGATACTACATTCGCAGTACGTAATGCTCTAGAGCGTTGGTCAGATGGTATTATGAACCACACTGCAACAAATGGTCGAACAAACCCTGGCGATTATCAAGTTGACTTATTAGTAACTCAATTAGATAGAAATGGAGCTGCAATTAAATCGTATACATTCAGAGACGCATATCCAACTGTAATTAGTCCAATTCAGTTAGATTATGAAACAAATAACGTCATTGAAATGTTTGATGTTGAATGGACATATAACTACTGGACATCTAATACAACCGGAGCTGGCTCTGGATTTGGTGTTAACGTAGCTGTGGATACACCTATCGGTACATTCCCACTACCATTCTAGTAGTGTTTTTATTATAAAGGTATATTATGGATATATTCGGCTTTGAGATAAAGAGGAAAAAAGATCAGCAACCTAAAGGGGCCGTAGTAGCCCCTGCGGTTGATGATGGTTCTACCCTTATAGCATCTAATACGGCTGCCTATTATGGCGCTACATTAGATTTAGAAGGTACCATCAAGACTGAGAATGACCTCATACGAAGATATAGACAGATTGCTCAATATTCTGATTGCGATGGTGCAATCGAAGATATTGTCAATGAAGCAATTACTGCAAATAGTGATGAATCACCTATTGATATTGTACTAGATGATGTAGAATTATCTGAAGGTATTAAAAATAAAATACGCGATGAGTTTGAAAATGTATTAAAACTCTATCGTTTTGGCTCTAAAGGCCATGACATGTTTAGATCATGGTATGTAGACGGAAGACTCTACTATCACGTATTACTAGACAATAACAATCCTAAAAAAGGGATTGCAGAAGTAAGATATATTGATCCACGTAAAATACGTAAGATC